GAGTAATAGACCGATAGCAAGAGCCAACCCACAGTCCCCGCGTGGTCATTGAGGCTTGCGACTAACAACGAATAGAAGGGTGGTTGCTATGAGCAACAACTACTGGGAAGACGAAGAAGACGAACTAGATACCAACGATGGCCTAGATGGAAATGACTTAGTCAAAAAACTAAGGAAAGCCAAAAGGTCAGATGAGAAACGTATCAAGGAACTTTCTGAGCAACTTGAGGGATTCCTCAAAGATAAGAAAGAATCAACCGTCCGTCAGGTCCTAGAAAAGAAGGGCGTAAACCTAAAGGCTGCGCGTTTAATTATGAAAGACCTAGAGGACGTTAACGAAGAGGCAGTGAATAACTGGCTCGATGAAAACGCCGACTTATTCGGAATTAAAACGTCAGATGCTCCTGAAATAGATAGAGATAATCTTGCTACATTACGTAGTCAAGACATCATTACTCAGGGAGCGGTTACTCCCGACAAAGCGCAAGACATAGAATCGCGTCTTAATAACGCATCTTCGGAAGAAGAGATTTTAAGTCTGTTGCGCTCACAACAATAATCCGTTCATAGTCAAGGAGACTAAAAACTAATGTCACAATATACATCAACCGCGAGCACATCTCTCGGTGGTACAGTTGGTGGCGCAGGTCTCGTACAGAAGGCGTATGACCGTCTTCTCGAGTTCGCTCTCCGTTCAGAACCACTACTTCGTTCTGTAGCAGATAAGCGTCCTGCCCGTCAATCAATTCCTGGTTCAACTGTAGTGCTACAGCGCTATGTTGATTTAGACCAGAAAACAGGAACACTAACAGAGACAGTTGACCCAGATGCAGTTGCTCTAACAACTCCAACATCTGTAACCATTACTCTTAACGAGTATGGTAATGCTGTCCTAGTAACCCGCGCTCTTGAGTTATTCTCACTAGCAGACGTAGACCCAGCAATTGCAAATATCATTGCATACAACCTTGCTGATTCTATCGATGCTGTTGTTGCAACAACTCTATCTGGTGGAACTAACGTAATTTACGGTGGAAGCACCGCTACAAGCACCGCTACAATCGCTGCTGCTGCAACAATTGATTCAGCAGATATCCGTAGGGCTGTTGCTAAACTCCGCGCTAATAAGGCCAAGGCTCGCCGTGGTTCTTACTACTGGTGCGGTATCCACCCAGAAGTTTCCCACGACCTGCGTGCAGAGTCTGGAAACCTAGGCTGGAACTTTGCTCACATCAACTCTGACCCAGCCGTTAATAACGTATGGGCTGGAGAAATTGGCGACTACGAAGGAGCATTCTTTGTTGAATCTTCTCGTTTGCCAAATGCTAAAGATGGCGCAGACCAGGCCGCACTCGCTACAACCGCAGTAACCGTTGCAGGTACATCAGCAGGCTTCACCTTTGGTGTTGCTTCTTCTGCTGTTATTGCAACTCGCGCTGAGGTTGGAGACAAGGTTGCTGGAACTGGTATTGCATCAGGTGCAAAGATTACTGCAATCAGCACTTCTGGCTCAACCACTACATTTACTGTAGATACAGCCAACACTGCTGCAGTTACCGCTACAACAACTGTAACTGTAACTCCAGTAACACGCGTATTTGATACTATCCTCTGCGGACAGCAAGCACTTGCTGAGGCTGTTGCAGAAGAGCCACACATTGTTATCGGAAACGTAACCGATAAGTTGATGCGCTTCCGCCCAATGGGCTGGTACGGCGTACTCGGCTTTGCACGTTATCGTGAAGAAGCACTGTTCCGTATTGAATCAGGCTCCTCAATCGCTGCTCTCTAGTTGATTGACTCTGAGGGGTAGACATATTTGAAAAGTCTGCCCCTTTGGGGTGAGTTCATTAGGAGGACTTATGACTGAATATATCTTTACAACTCCAACAGTTGAAGAAGGTCCTGCTGGTAGTGGACGGTTATTTCATTTTTATAAACTTGATAGAGGTATATCTATTGTTTTAAAACCTACTGGTGGGTATGCACAGGTTAGATATCTACAGGATTCTGACTTTGATACCTATCCTGCCTACTATCAGGGTGGTTATAACCACACGGTAGATGAGGCTACTAAAGCAGCGCTTATTGCTGGCGGTGTAGGAGTAACAGAAAGTAACTTTACAGCGATATGAAACATTGGGAGCACCACCCTGAGCCAGTAGAAGGATGCTTTG